CGCTTGAACGGCACCGACGGTGAACACGCCGCTGGTGTCTACGGCACCCAGGGCTTTGAACTCGATCCCGCCGCGCCGTTTGTTCCGTTCGCTGACCTGACCGAAGAAACCGTAATCGGCTGGGTTAAGGCCGCTATGGGCGATGAACAGGTTGAAGCCCATGAAGCCAGTGTGGCTGCTCAGATTGAGGCTCTCATCAATCCGCCGGTTATTACCCCTGATCTGCCTTGGGCTGAATAATGACTATCAACCTCGAACTGACCGTTGACGAAGTGAACGCTATCCTGGGGACGCTGGGCCAACTGCCTACGTCCTCTGGTGCATGGCCTCTTGTTGTGAAGATCAAGGAACAGGCGGAGGCCCAGCTTCCGAAAGACCAGCCGGAAGAATAAACTATGTCCGACTTGCCACACGAAGTAGAGATCGCCCTTCTCCAAAAAGAAATTGTTGATCTTACTAATAAGGTCGAAGATTTGTCTAAGGCCGTGTCTGGCCTTGTTGATGCTTGGAAAACTGCGTCGGGCGTTGTCGCCTTCATTAAGTGGTTGTCTGGTCTTATTGTCGCCGCCGGGGTTATCTGGACTGCGTTTAAGATGAAGGTCGGTGGGTGATGTCCTTTGTTCTCGGCACTAAGTCGAAGGAACGACTAAAAGGCGTACACCCCGATCTTGTCCGCGTTGTTGAGCGCGCTATTCAACTCACAGAAGTTGACTTTAGCGTGCTTGAAGGTCTCCGTACCGTTGCACGCCAGCAACAGCTTGTGAAGTCGGGCGCTTCGAAGACAATGCGGTCACGCCATATTACAGGCCACGCCGTTGATCTTGCTGCGGTAATCGACGGCGAGATTCGGTGGGACTGGCCACTCTATGCTAAGATCGCAAAGGCTGTTAAGCAGGCCGCAGCCGATGTCAAAGTTCCAATTGAATGGGGCGGAGACTGGCGTACTTTCAAAGATGGGCCGCACTGGCAGCTTCCTTGGAAGCAATATCCGTAAGGAGTAATAAGATGCTTGCAGGTTATAAGACTTACATCACGGCCGGTATCGCCGTTCTCACCGCCGTTGGCGCCTATCTGGTTGGCGATGCCGACCTGATGCAGACCGCCAACCTGGTGTTCACTGCGCTTCTCGCTGCGTTCGTTCGTAACGGCGTCAAGTGATCCAGTTACTCAAGCAACTGTTCGGTTTGATTCAGGCGGTTGGGCGCTTGTTTGCAGATCGGCAGTTGCTTGAGGCTGGAAAGGCGCAGCAGCGCGAGGCCGATCTACAGGAGGTGCAGCGCCGTGAAGAACAAGCCGAGCAAGCTGTGGCTACTCCCGATCCTGTTCGGACTGAGCGGCTGCGTTCTAGATTCGACCGCGCCCGCCGTAGTCAGTGACTATTGCAAAATCACGAAGCCAATCAGTTACGATAGTCTGAAGGACACCGCCGAAACTATTGCGGAGATTGAGGCCCATAATAGCCGCTATATCTGCGTTTGCGAACACGATTGTCCGGTAGATGCAAAGTCTGCTAAAAACTGATATACGGTGAACAGTTAACTACGGACGCAAACATGGCCCTTCTTCCGATCAAACTACCACCGGGCATTTACCGCAACGGCACTGAGCTTGACGCTTCGGGCCGGTGGTACGACGCGAACTTTGTGCGCTGGGTGGAAGGCATGATCCGGCCGATTGGCGGGTGGCAGCAACGCACCACGACCCAGATGAACGGCAAGCCGCGCGGTATCATTACGTGGCGCGACAACAGCAATACTCGCTGGATCAGCGTCGGCACTCACACGAAACTCTACGCCATCACGCAGTCAAGCGTTGTCGTAGATATTACGCCGACCGGGTTCACGCCGGGCAACGCCGATGCGACTGTTGGCGGGGGCTACTCCGTCGGCCTCTATGGTCAAGGCTATTACGGCACGCCGCGTCCCGACGTGGGTTCGACAACGCCGGCAACGACCTGGACGATGGATACTTGGGGCGAGTATCTGGTCGCTTGTTCGAACTACGACGGTAAGATTTACGAATGGCAGCTTGACGCGACTACGCCGACAAAGGCTGTGGCCGTCACAAACGCGCCTACCGGAAATACCGGCGTTCTCGTAACGAACGAACGCGCCATGATGGCGCTGGGTGCCGGCGGCAATCCGCGTAAAATTCAGTGGTCCGATCTTGAAGATAACACCGTCTGGACGCCCTCAAGCACAAACAACGCCGGCAGTCTTATTCTTCAGACTGGTGGCAAAATTGTCACAGGTAAGCGCGTCCGCGGTCAGAACCTGATCCTGACCGACATGGACGCGCATATCGTCACGTATACCGGCCAGCCGTTTGTCTACACTTCAGAATACGCCGGCCGTGCTTGCGGCCTTGCCGGGCCGAACGCTATCGCCGTGCAGGACAACTTCGCTGTGTGGATGGGCACGCGCGGCTTCTTCATGTACGACGGCTACGTCAAGTCGGTGCCGTGCGAAGTGTCGGACTACGTGTTCAGCGACATCAACCAGGCGCAGATCAGCAAGGTCTACGCCGTCAATAACTCGCAGTTCAACGAAGTGTGGTGGTTCTACCCATCAGCCAGTTCGAACGAGAACGACCGCTACGTTGTGTGGGACTACGCCCAGAACTACTGGACCATCGGAACGCTCGACCGCGCAGCGGGTACTGATCGTGGTCAGTTCGCCAATCCGCTGTACGTCACTCCGGATGGCTACATCTACGACCACGAAGTTGGCGTGAACCATGCTGGCGAAGAAGTATATCTGGAGTCCGGCCCGATACAGATCGGCAACGGCGACCGGGTATTCTACGTCAACGAACTCATCCCGGACGAGCGCACCCAAGGCCAAGTCACCGTGTCGTTCTCGACGAAGTATTATCCGAATGCGCCGGTCTGGACATACGGACCGTACAGCATGGCCAACCCGACGAGCGTTCGCTTCAACGGACGCCAAGTAAAGATGAAGATCATCGCGCAGGATAACACGGATTGGCGTGTCGGGACGATGCGACTTGAAGCGATTGGCGGTGGCCGGCGATGAAACTTCCATCTCCACCCAGGGTTTACGATCCACTGCATGAAGCACAGCGCAACCGCATTCTAGAGTCGTTCGCAAAGCAGACGTATACGAAGGGCCAGGACGTAGGCATCTACGATCCGGCCAAACTTATTGTACCTAGCGTTGACTCGCTAGAAGGCGCAATTGTTAACAAATACGGCGTGTTTTCGGATACTACGACACAGACCGCCAGTGCTGCATATACGCCGCAAGCCATAACGTTTAACACGACCGACGCCGCAGATGGGTTCTCGCGTGGATCGCCGACATCTCACATTATTGCAGAACGCAAAGGCCACTACAACTTCCAGTTCTCGTTGCAGCTATCTAGCGGTAGTTCGAGCAATAAGAAGATTTGGATTTGGCCGCGACTGAACGGCGCAGATGTAGCCAACTCCGCCAGCGAAATTAGTTTGGCAGGGTCAGGCACCATGCTTACCCCCTCCTGGAACTGGGTCTTGTATCTTGCGCCAAATGATTACTTCCAACTAATGTTCGCCGTTGAGGATACAAACATCCAGATCACTGCCACTGCCGCGCAGACCGGCGCGAATGGAACTGCGACGTTTGCTCGCCCGGCCGTGCCATCAGCGATCCTTACCGTGACCGAAGCACAGCCGTAATGGAATTACGCGAAGAGTTTGATCGGTGTAGTAGGTGGCTCGAAGACGCACTAATTTATTCTAACGGAACGCACGACATCGAAGACATCTGGACCGGAATCGAGGCCGGACAATTTCAACTCTGGCCGGGCAAGAACAGCGCGGTAATCACGGAAATCTATCTCTATCCAAAAAAGAAAGTCTTCCATATTTTTCTCGCCGGGGGTGAGATGGAAGAGTTACTTGAGATGTGGGATTCCATTGAAATCTATGCTAAGGTAGTCGGGTGTACATCTCTTTCGGTTTCAGGCAGGAAGGGTTGGATGAGGGTTTTAGAAAGCCGTGGCGCGAAACACCTCTGCACTACGGTGATTAAGGAACTTTAAGTATGTCTAAAGGCGGTCAAACTGCAACGACAACCCAGCAGAATACGCTGGACCCGTTTATTAAAGAGGCGCTGACGCGCAACATGGCGGCGGCCCAGCAGGTCGCCTCTCTGCCGTATCAGCCCTACAGCGGTCCCCGCGTTGCAGGTTTCCGCCCCGCGGAACAGCAGGCGTTTGACATTGCGCAGCAGGCCGCTACTAACCGCGTCGGCGCACCGGAGCTTGCGCAAGCAACCCAGGTGGCACAGCAAGCTGCCGGGTATAGCCCGGCTCAGTTCCAGCAGAATGTGCAGGGTTTCATGAACCCGTACCAGCAGAATGTGATCGATGCCACAATGGCTCGTCTGTCGCAGGCCCGCGCTGAGCGCGACGCTGCTACTCGGGCGCAATTGGCCTCGTCGCGTGCATTCGGCAACGAACGTCGCGGAGTTTACGAAGCCCAGCTTGCGGGCGAGCAGGAACGTAACATGGCCGAGACACTGGCCAACCTGTATAGCCAGGGCTACGGTCAGGCCGCGCAGATGGCGCAGGCCCTGCCGGGTCAGCAGCTTGCCGGTGCTTCCGCTCTTGCGGGTTACGGCAATCAGGCGCTTCAGCAGGAACAGGCACGGGCAGGTATGCTTCAGGCCGCAGGGCAGGCACAGCGCGGCCTTGCGCAGCAGAACCTCGACGTGGCCTATCAGGACTTTCTGGCGCAGCGTGGCTACCCGGTGGAGCAGCTTCGCATTCTTCAGTCGGGCCTCACGGGCCTGCCGAATGTGCAGTCGTCAACTCAGACTTCGACTACGCCGGGCCAGGGTTTCCTCGGCACGGCCGGTGATGTTGCTGGTGTTCTCGGCGGGCTTAAGACGCTCGGCATTTTCTAAGGACTACGTATGAATCTGCTTTCATCTCTCGGTCTTGGTTCGAACAAGCAAGTGCAGAACGTCGCGCCGGTAGCTGGCGGCAACACGTACCTTCAGGATATGCAGAAGCTGCTGGCCGGCGATCTCAGCACGGCGCTGACTGGCGGCGAAAAGCTGGCTACGCTTGGCGCACTGCTGAAGTCCGCCGCACGTGGTTCGCAGACTACGCCGCAGGAAGTCATCGCGCAGGCCCGGCAGATGGCGCAGAACCGCACGTCCACTCAGCTTCAGCTTGCGCAACTTCAGGCGAAGGCCAACCAAGACGCAATGCTCGCGCAGAACCAAAGCCAGCTTATCGCTACTTTGCCCAAAAAGTTCCAGGACCTTGCCGCCAGCATGGACCCGGAAAAGCGCAGTGCGTGGATTGCTAACCTCCGAATGCAGCCGACTTACAAGCGAGTGCAGGAAGACGGCAAATGGAAGACCAAGGTTGTTTACTTGCAGAGCGGTCTCGAAGAAGACGCACCGTTTCAGCTTCCCGGAAACCTTGAGCGCGGCTTTCAGGACGGCAAGGCTGTGTGGTTTGATAAAGATACGGGCCGGCCGTTTGTTGATCCCGCCACTGGGCAGCCAATCCCAGCCGGTGATGCTATATCTCCAGAAGATCAAGCGCGTCTTTCGCAGAACCAGCAGCGTATCGCTATGGCTTTGGCGAAGGCTAACCGCCCGCGCGTCGGGCGTGGCGATGGTTCCGACGGTTTGCTTCCCGAACCAAAGGAAGTCATCATTGACGGCAAACGCGTTATGGCGCAGTGGGATAAGCGCACTCAGCGTTACGTT